TCATTCAGGCCAAAGAAGCAGATGTCCCAATTTGGCTTGTAGAGGGCGAAAAAGACGCAGACACATTAATGGACATGGGCATTGTTGCCACAACGGCACCAGGAGGTGCAGGCAAGTGGCTTGACATAAATACACAGTCTCTTGCTGGGGCAACGGTCGAGATTGTTGCTGACAACGATTCTGTCGGAAAAGCGCATGCCATACATGTTTGTGAACAGCTTCGCAAGGCAGGGTGTAATGCAACAATATTTATTAGTCCGTATGCAAAAGACGTTACCGACCACATACAGGCTGGACACTCGCTAGATGAACTTGAGTACTTTGAACCTTCTGAATTTGTTGAAGAGATTCAAGAAGTAGAGCAAGAGATAGAACAAGAAAAAGACAAGGGACAAGAAATCCTTGACAGGCTTTCTAAAATCTTGGACAACGGAGAACTCAACACTCTTCAGAAAATAGTAAAAGCATCCACAATAATTAGTTCTTTTTCTACGGATAAAGCCCCAGACCCGGGGAGGCTCGTTGAGTGGCAGGAGTTTCTTGCCGAAACGGATGACGACACTTACGAATGGATTATTCCAGGCCTCCTAGAGAAGAGCGAACGAGTAATTGTTGTTGCTGCTGAAGGTGTTGGAAAGACAATGCTTGCACGACAGGTCGCCATTTGTTCAATGTGGGGTATCCACCCATTCACGTATCAACCAATGGACCAAGTGCGAACGCTTACTATCGACCTTGAAAACCCTGAGAGAATTATTCGCAGAACATCAAGAGCCATCGGAGCAGCAGCAGCCAATAGGGCAAAGATGCACCGAAGGGTTACTGCCCCAACAGGAAGTCTCGTCGTCAAACCTGACGGTCTTGATTTGTTAAAAGCTTCGGACAGGCTGATAATTGAAGAACACATTGAAAAGACAAAACCTCAACTTGTTGTTATCGGACCTCTGTATAAAGCGTTTGTTGACCCAGGCGGTAGAACCTCTGAATCGGTAGCGGTTGAGGTTGCAAAATACCTTGACTACTTGAGAACCACTTACGGATGTGCGCTCTGGATGGAGCACCACGCCCCACTCGGTAGCAGTATGTCAACTAGGGACTTGCGACCATTTGGCTCCGCAGTGTGGTCTCGTTGGCCAGAATTTGGTATTTCGGACTTTACTGCTTCTATGCCGTATGTGTATGACGTGAAGCACTTTAGAGGTGCTCGTGACGAGCGACATTGGCCAACCAAAATCACTCGTGGCAAGGAATTCCCGTTTCAGGTCATTGAATTTGCTAAGGTTTCAGGAGAGCAAAAGTGAATAGGCGCACGAAATGGCAGAAGATAGAGGCAACAAGCCTGTAACAAGAGAGTTTCTCTCGGAGAGGGATGCCCGCATATTTAAAATGCGACAGGCTGGAACCTCTATACAGGAAATAGCACGACGCTTTGGCGTTAGCTCTGGTGTTGTATCTAACGCCGTTAAAAGACAGCTAGAAAAACTCAATAAAGAGGCAATGCTTGCCTACCCTGAGGTTTTAAGGATGGAGCTTGAAAGGCTCGACAACCTCCAGCAGGCAATATGGCCACTAACGCAACATCGTAAAGTACGAATGGATGACGGCTCGGAAGTGTCGGTAGAACCAGACATGAAGGCAATCCAGCAGGTTTTGTCCATTATGGATAGAAGAACAAAGCTTCTCGGAATGGACCATGTAAACCTCAATGTGCAAATGGACGCAAACATGTCAAGTTCTGACCCAGTTAAGGTAACGCTCGCAGGGGCTACGGCCAAGGGGGAGACCGAGAAATTTGACCCAGAGTCCGAAGCAAGAAAGCTGCTTGAACTTATGGGGGCTTCAGGAATACTTCCACCAGAGATGATTAGACAACTTCTCAGTGGTGGGGATATTATCGACGCAGATGTAGTAGAAATAGAAGATGAAGAAGATGAAGAAGAAATCCTCTCTATCGAGAATCGCGAGCAGTAATGGCAAAAGAAAAAGATATTAGGGAAGCCATTGACAAGGTCATGGAAGAAAACAAGGACATGTCTGTTGCTAACCCAGCCACAACCAATGGTGAGACAGTTGACAAACAAGTACTCATTAGGGCTTCCGAGCATGACCGTGATAGGTGGAAAGACGCTGCCGAAAAGTCCGGGACAACGCTGTCCGCATGGATTCGTGACTCACTAAACAAAACCGCATCAGAGTCCCTGGACTGCCCTCACCCGTTAAACTCCAGAAGATTTTACCCTTGGGCAGAAATATGTCTTGCTTGCAGCACTCGCTTAAAAGAACATAAGCCGAAAACCAAAAAACAACGCAACAACTAGTTGCACTGGCCTTGCTCGGGCTAAAAGTAGAATATCTCTCATGGAAAATACATCCGAAGACGGTGCGGCAAGACGCAAGCCATGGCCTAGCCAAAAGGGTATTAGAGAAGTTGCTGGTTCTAAACCATCAAAAAGAAGATATCTATCCGACAGGGTTTCCGGGTTAAATAAGCTCGAAAAGCCACAAAGGACAGAAATTAAAGCTCTATCTGAAAAGATGGAAGACGCATACGTCAGGAACATAGAAGAAGAAATTCCTGATGAGCCTTTTAAACCATCACGAGCAAACATTCAAAGCATTGTTGATATGGCCACCCCAGAGTCAGAAGAGCAATATTTTGAAATCTGGAAAAAAACAAACAGGCTTGACTCAATCAGTGAAAAGTCTGAAAAAAAGTTTAAGACCGAGTTTGACAAATGGATTGCTCTTCCCGAAAACAGTATTGACTTTTCTGAAAAAACTGTCTCCAGAATAAAAGACATAGTTAAATCAGCAATTGAAGAGTCTCCTAAATTTGAATGGGCCGTCAAGACGTTTGGTTTACCAATCATCGTTGCAAAGACTGATAGTGCCGAAAGAGCAATCATGTCAAAGATGAACGTTGAAGAGGGTGACCAGCCAGAGAGTATTGGAGTTGTTTCTGATGCGTTCTTGACCAGTATGTCGTTTATGCCGTCTGTAATTAATTCAATATATGCAAACGGTGATACTCCTGACGCTACAGCAATGAAGAGCCGTAGCGCCCTTCCGAAGATGGGTGACCCAGTAATGGATGCTTCCATCAATGGTCAAATACGACATGAATGGTCTCACCATTTTATTGTTGATGCTCTTAATGATTCCGAAAGAGTTAAGAGAAAGAATAACTTAAAGGACAAGAAAAACGCTGCGCTGTTTAAAGTTGCAGAAAAATACATGTCCGATTCAACAATGATGGCAAATCTCGATAAAGAATTTTCCGAAACCCCAAACACCCCAAGAACAATTACAAGATATGCACATTCAAGCATGTTTGAGATGTTTGCAGAGGGTATGTCTGCTTATCTTCACCCAGATACGGCATTTGAAAGATTTGTAATGAATGCCGAACTTCGCAAAGACATAGAAACCGCACTAGGCGGTTCCCCGGGTAATAAGCCATGGGAAGAAAAGGCTGAGTGAGTGTCAATCATGGCTGGTTATGAAGACGAAGAAGACGAGCTCTTTGAAAAATACCAAAGATACGTAATATCTAATCCTGGCATACCGGAAGACTATGACACATGGGCTCAGAACCAGTCAGCAGGACAAAGAAGAAAAAAGAAACAGCGCCCTAAGAAGTTTACGGACTATGGTGATTAATGTGACTCTTCCATTCGACAACAAAAACCCAGACAAGGCCCTAGCTTCAATGAAGATTGGGACACACGGCTTTTTTTCTCAAAACAACGACCTAATGGATATGGTGGTTGTTGCAGAAAACAACGACAAGACCACCAAAGACCATCAGTCTATTGCAGAAGAGTCGTTAAAAATAAACCCCGATGATTACGCAGAAGATGAGTCGCCTGACTCTACTTCTTCAGAACAGCCTTAAGCTCTTCTTCAAAAATCTTTGCGTATTCGTCAGCATGGCGATGCTGTAGAACAAAGGAAGCTCTGCGTCTTGCCTCTTGGCGTTTGCCGGTTAGTTCTTTTCTGCTTTGCTTTTCTTCTTCAGAAAGTCGTGGTCTTCCACGAACAAGTCCTCGTTTTTTTAGAGTGTCGTACTCTGACATTTAAAACCTCTCTTTTTTAGGTTGACGTAAAGATATACGCCATCTATTGACAACACAACCCCAAACTCAAATATCTGCATCTTTATCTGGGGCTTGCAATAACTGGTTTTATTGATAAGATACCAGCCATGGAAGAACTAGACCGTTTCTTATCGGAACTATCAGAACTCTACTCTTATGACAATTTCTTTAGGGTTTCAGCAGAGAGCGTCATAGACCGCCTCCTTGAAGTCAGAAACTCACTAAAGCAAACAAAGCCTAGGGAGATAGTCATTGACGGGGATGAATTGTCTAAATATTTTCGCGGAAGCAAGCGTTCTGAGGAACTTGGCCTAGATGACTAGGAAAGAATACGACCTCCCTCAAAGAACATTTGATTTCAAAAAAGATTTGTCATTTGGACACCAAGGCGAAGACCTTATAACTGGGTTTCTTGACTCGCTATCGGCGGGCAGCTTTGAGGTAAAGACCGATAGGTACAGAAACGGCCGAATGGTTGTGGAAACCAACCAAAACCCTAAAGCGATAAAAGACGACAATGGTGAACCAATTTGGGTTCCAAGCGGGATAAACGTAACCACAGCAAAGTGGTGGGTTTACGTGTTTGCTCTAGACGGTTCTTTTGTAATGGTTGATACAGGCCGACTCAAAAGGTATCTTCGTATCAACAAGCACAAGTTCAATGAGTCAACTAAAAAAGCACTTGGCGGGGCAGATAACCCGGCTAGGGGGTTTTTACTGATGGCCAACGATGTGCAAGACTTATTAATCAATACCGAATATGATGTGGAAACAGAATAATGGAAATGCCAGACCTTCCTCCTGAACAAAAAAGACAAGAAGAACGCAGGGCTCTAAAGTTTTGGATTGAGCAATGTCACACCCTCGAAGACAAGCTTTCATCTTCCAAATCAGAAGTCATGCAGTTGAAAAGTATTCTCAAGATTTGGATGCCAGAAGTTATGTCGGCTAGGTCGGAAGACTATTTTGCGGCCGGGTGGCTTGCGGAACTAGATGTAAAGCTTCCAGAGATGGATGCAGACATACGCAAAGCCGCAGAACTCCTGGGAGAGATACCCACCTACTGGGATGGCAATAGCGACCCGGAAACAAACGCAACATGGCGAATATACCCATAATCATTCGAGCCCTCGTAGCTCAGTGGTTAGAGCAGCACTCTTATAAAGTGTTGGTGGTGGGTTCAATTCCCATCGGGGGCACTGTGAAAGGAAATAGCAATGGGTAAAACACCAGCACAAAAACGAGTACAAGCATCACGCGGAGTGAAGCCCAAAAAAAGACGTAAGAAACCAGCAGACCCTCGCACTTCAGAAATTGTTCCTAGAGCCGGTCAGGTAAAAATTACAAGAGCTGACGGAACGGTCGAGTTTCAGGCTTCAAAAAAACCCACAAAACTAAACAAAACACCATATGCTCCAGTGCGTCCTAAAAAAGCGTTCTGAGACTCGCACCAAATAGACAAGAGAAAACAATGGCAATAAGAACAGTAAACCACATCCCTTTTCATAAGCGTCCAAAGCCTGCATATCTTGTATGGATAAGAGACGACAGCCGTACTGGTGAAGAAGTAAAGACGCTAGAGAACTACGACGGATACAGGCATCTACATACATGGCAGAACGGCATGTGTGCAATGTGTGGAAGAGACGGTGACAGACTGGTTCTAGACCATTGCCATGAGACGGGTCTTGCTCGTGGCTTTCTTTGCTCCCCATGCAACATTAAAGAGTCAAAAAGCTTTGATGTGATTGAGTGGGATATTTATAGGAAGTTTCCCCCGGCAGTAGTACTAGGGCTAAAGTTCTATTACAACGACTTTGGTCAAGCGCCCTACCCCGTTCAGCATACGTTCTCCAAAGAACAGGTTGATGCCGGCATTGAAGAGTGGGAGAACTCCACTTGCTACGAACTTGTGAAACTATTCTGCAACTACAGGGCGAATTTGGATTGGGTAAATCTATCCGACATGCGTTTGCTAGTTCGTAAATCTTTGGCCCATGTACGGGATGTCTCTGGAGTAGAAGTTCTGTCAGAGAATGAAAAAGCACATGGAGACGCAGTGTTGACAATGGAAAAAATCCTCAACCCAAAGAAAGTTGAAGAGATAGAAGAAGTTGTGGATAAATCTATTTCAACCGAAGAGAGTTCAGCAAGAAATGATAGGTACTTCTCAATCGACGAAGAAGATAGAGACATGGTCGATACTCTTGCGCTAGCCATATCCAATGCTGTTGGTAAACCAATCAACTCACAAGATGTACTAGAAGCTTTGGCCCAGTCAGGAATATCTATCTATCCAGTATCGGATAAATAGCAATCGGGCCCTTAGCTCAGTTGGTTAGAGCGCCGGACTCATAATCCGTTGGTCGTGGGTTCAAGTCCCACAGGGCCCACAGATAAATTTAAATAAGAAAGAAGACAATGTCTAATCAGTCGTCAATGACTCAAGGTGCAAATAGGTTATCTATTGACACCGTTCTCAAGATGTTTGCCGAGAAAGAACTAGCCGCAGGCGATATCGGAGAGGTTTGTGGGTTTTCCCGCAAGACCTACTATCGATTCAAGCAAAACGGGGTCTCTTTGGAGTGGGCTGAGAAAATCGCCCACTGCCTCGGACTGCACCCCACGGAGATTTGGGGAACAGCGTACCTAATGTCCTGTGCTGCCGAAGAAGCCGAAAATGGGCACTCATTCGTTTAAACATTTAGAGGCCGTCTACGGCCCGCACAACGCCGCTGAGGGCACCCCGCACCCGCCCGGCCGCAACTATCCGGCATCGTTAAGTTGTATTAAACAATCCAGCGCGCAGCGCTCCGCGAAATTTTTTAAAAACAGCACAATATGCCCACAAGTCCGATAAATTTATCCGAAAGAGACGACAGGAGCTAATTTTTATGGCTAACCCCAATCCATACCAAGCATCAAACGACGGAGTCACCATGCGCCACCGCGAAATGGGAGTACGACTACTCAGATTCGTCTATGAATACCGTGAAGAGAACGGATTCCCCCCATCAGTACGAGAAATATGTGCCAAATTGGGCTACAACTCGTCAAGCTCCGGCAAAACGCTTCTAGAAATAACAGAAAAGCGTGGCTGGCTGCAGGTCAACACGAAAATCCCACGAGGAATCAAGATTCTGGAAGAAGGAATGACCGTGTTGCAGGAAGAAATTCCAGAAAGTAAATAAAAAACGCCCCCTTTGGATAAATCTATCCGGAAGAGCTGAGTACTTCAGTTGTATTTCTAGGGGGGTACTGACACTAAGGTAAATATCATGACCCTACGAGACCAAAAAGAGTACATGCTTCAAACCGTAGAACGCTTTAGAGGCTATGACCACCCTAAAGCACGTGCCTATGTCGAGTACTACGACCAAAACGGCCACTTCCCGTCCGGCATCTGGGATGATGTGCAAACACTAGACGTGCAGTTCGCCTTGCAGATTGCAACAGGTAAACGACCTGAGGATTTAGAAGCATAACCCCCTCGCATTTAGAAGAACAATCTCTTCTCTCTGGGGAGTTTGGATAAATCTAGTGGAGATTTGGTGAGCTTCAAAAATTTCAAATTGAATCCCCCCCCGAATTGGGGTCGGCGTCGTGAAGGAATCGGGGCTACATACCCCCCATTCTGAGGGGCACGACACACCATTGTGTACGACAAGCACAACACATTGTGTATGAACAACACAACACAGCACACACTATCACACGCACACATCACGCACGCAATCGCAATGACATCACACATACATCACACGCAATGTCACACGCAATCACATACACGCAACAACATCACACATCACGCACACGCATCACATCACACACGCAATCGTTATCGCATTGACACACACATCACATACGCAATGTCGTATCGCACATCACATCACACATACGCAATCGCAATGTCAATCGTTATCGCACACGCAATCGTTATCGCACACGCAATCGTTATCGCAATCGCAATCGTCATCACGCACAATGTCAATCGTTAGCGCATACACATCATCACATTCATTAGTACACATCACATCATTCATTGACATCACATCATCACATACGCAATCGCATACACATCACATCATCATCACACATACATAGATGACATCACATCATTGACATCATCACATAGATGACACATCACATCACATCATCATTGACTCATCACGCACGCACACGCACACACGCACACCACGCACGCACCACACACGCATAGGTACATCACACGCACACCACATCACGCATTGACATAAGCACATAGGTAATCGCTTAGTGCTACGGGTGCTATGGGTAACTCGCACATACACGCCTACATACACACATAGGTACATAGGTACACGCACCTACCTACACACGCACACCTAGTACGCCCACCCCTTACCCCCCCTGCCCCCTGCCTACCCATTACCCCTACCCCCATAGGCACACACCACCTACACCATCACACATCACCTACCCCTATGAGGTGAGGCGCACATCATCACGGGTAGCCCTATGGGTAGTACATACATACCCCCTATACACATACCCCCCCGGCCTCCCTCC